GCTAAAGGCTTTGACACTACGGCGATGATGCGTAATTACTTGACCGAGATGGAAGCGGCGAAGGCTCTCGATATGTCGTCTGCCAATCTGTCGCTCGCACCGCGTCCAGGCACAGTCCTGATTGGTTACGACAACATTCCCGACTCGGGATACGGTACTAACTGATGGCAACAAGCGCACGCCGCCGGATGATGGTTCAAGGCACAGCCGCGCAAGTGGCTTCCTTGCCTGCGCCTATTGGTGGATGGAACGCTCGGGATTCGCTTGCCAACATGGAAGCGACTGATGCTGTTCAGCTTACCAATATGTTCCCCACAGTCTCTAGCGTCAATCTGCGGGGCGGTTATCAGCAGTATGCAACGGGGTTGCCGGGACAAGTAGAGAGCCTGTTTAACTACTCAGGCGGCAATGCTGAAAAACTATTTGCAGTTTCTGCTGGCAGTATTTATGACGTAACAGCAGGCGGCGCTGTAGGGGCGGCAGTAGTCTCAGGACTGACAAATTCTCGATGGGAGTATGTCAACGTCGCAACGCCAGGCGGTGCGTTCATGTACGCCGCCAATGGCACAGATGCACCTTTGCTCTACAACGGGACGACGTGGACTTCCATCACATCAATTTCAACGCCTGCAATTACAGGCGTTACAACGACAACGCTTGACGATGTGACGCTGTTTAAAAACAGGGTTTGGTTCATTCAAAAGAACACCCTCAAGGCGTGGTATCTGCCCACTTCATCAGTTGGTGGTGCTGCTGAACAGCTCGATCTCAGCTCAATCTGTCGTTTTGGTGGGTATTTAGTTTCTATCGGGACGTGGACGATTGACGCAGGTTACGGTGCTGATGACAACCTAGTGTTTGTTACTAGCAATGGTGAAATCATTGCCTATCGCGGGACTGATCCAGCTTCTGCATCGACTTGGGCGCTGATCGGGGTGTGGAAGTTAGGCACTCCCATTGGCAAGCGGTGCATGTTCAAATATTCCGGCGATCTGTTGATTTTGACTTTAGATGGTCTATATCCTCTTGCGTCTGCGGTTCAAAGTTCGCGGCTTGATCCAAGAGTGGCGCTATCAGACAAGATACAAGGCGCATTTGCGTCTGCAACTAGGGCGTACCAAGACAATTTCGGCTGGCAAATTCTTTACAATGCAAAGAACAATGCGTTGTTTGTAAATGTGCCCGTATCTCAAGGTTCTGCTCAACAGCAATATGTGATGAACAACATCACAAAGGCTTGGAGCAACTTCACGGGTTGGAACGCTAACTGTTGGGAAATCTACAACGATGACCCCTATTTCGGCGGGAATGGCTTCGTCGGCAAAGCATGGACATTAGATTACCAAGACAACGCTGCAAACATCCCTGCCAATACGCTGCAAGCGTTTAATTACTACGGTTCTCGCGGCGTCAAGAAATATTTCACTCGCGCAAGACCGAGCATTTTTACCAACGGGCAACCGGCTATTTTTGTTGGTATGAACGTCGATTTTGACATTCAAGATACTACCGCTGCGCTTTCGTTTAGTCCTCAGACTTATGGCGTTTGGGGCACGTCGTTATGGGATGTGGGTGTTTGGGGTTCAGATGCAACGATTACAAACAACTGGCAAGGCATCACAGGCATCGGTTACTGCGGCGGCATTCAGATGAAAAGCGCAAGCAGCGGTATACAGATTGAATGGGCATCGACTGATGTGGTGTATCAAACCGGATGGGCTGGTATATGAAGATCATTACCGAGCCGAAAGAACTCATTGGGCGCTATGTTGCAAGTAAACAAGGCAAAACCGATGATTGGCAAAACTATGCGGCAATCGGTTTGCTCAACAGCGACGAGGAATTAGTTGCTGGCGTGGTGTTTGATTGCTACCAACATCCCAACATTTTGATGCACATTTCTGCTGAACGATTGAGCAGGGGTTTTATGGATGCGATTGTGCGTTATGCGTTTGAGCAGTTGCAATGCAAGCGAATTACAGGAACGATCCTCAAAAGCAACAAAAAGTCACGGCGATTTGCAAATCACATGGGTTTCAAGTTGGAAGGTGTTATGCGTAATGCACATGAGGATGGCGATGTGTGCATTTATGGATTGTTGAAAACAGACGCTCAAAAATGGATGCGTCGGGAATTGGAGAAAGTTCATGGCTAAACTTGTCGAAACGATATTTGGCGGCGGTTCTCAACCGGCAGCGCCAGCAGTTCCTGATTATGCTGGTGCAGCGGCAGCGCAAGGCGTGGCTAACAAAGAAACGGCGATTGCACAGGGTTATATCAATAACCCAAACATTTATTCGCCCGCTGGAACGCAGTTAGTTACATTTGATCCGACCACAAACCAGCCAACGGTTAAGCAATCCCTAACTCCAACAGCGCAAGAAACTTTTGACACGCAGCAACGTGTTCAGAAAATTTTGGCAAGGTTAGGTGAAACAGGCACAACCACGGCGCAAGACATTCTGAGCAAGCCGTTTTCTCCTACCGGTACAGCAGCAGGCCCATTGCAAACTAGGATTGACACTTCTAACCTAGCGAAAATGCCCGTCAATGCTGGCACTACTGGTCAAGAAGCAATCATGGCTAGGCTCGCTCCGCAGTTAGAGCGCCGTCAAGCATCATTAGAAAATCAGCTTGCGAATCAAGGCATCACGCCAGGATCAGAAGCATATCGAACTGCTCAAACGCAAGAAGCGCAGAACCGTAATGACTTGTTAAGTCAGGCTGCATTGTCAGGCATCAGTCTTGACACGGGTGCGCGGGCGCAAGGTTTCAATGAAGCTAATGCAACGATGGCGGCACAAAATGCAGCAGATGCGGCAGAGTTGGCAAGACAATACCAAGAACGCACACAGCCGCTGAATGAAATAACTGGTTTGCTTGGTGGTTCAAAAATTGATACACCAACATTTCAGGCTTACAACCCTGCGCAACTTACTCCTGCCCCTGTTTTTGCAGGGGCACAAGCGCAAGGGCAAGCGGCCATGAACCAATATGGGTTACAACAATCGCAAGCAAATGCAAATCAAGCAGGATTGACTGGCTTGCTTGGTGCAGGACTTGGCGCTTACTCTTACAATCCGACCGCTGTTAAAGGGTTGTTTGGCTTCTAATTGAGGTAATAAAAATGGCTGACATTAGTTTTACTTTGCCTAGTCCTTACCAATCTGAACAAGCTGATATAGCTCGTCGTCAGAAGATGGCTGAGATCATGCAGCAGCAAGCATTCCAGCCCGCAGAGACGTTTAGCTATGGCGGCATACAGGCTAGGACTTCGCCGCTCACAGGCATTGCTAAAGCCTTGCAAGGCTATATGGCAGGCAAGACGCAACGAGATTTGATTGGTGAACAGAAAGCATTGGGAGAAAAAGCTCAAACAGAGGCACAAAACTGGTATCAAAACATTGATACTGTGCCGTCTGATCTTGTTGATGAAGGCCCACTCCCCGCACGAAAGCGTAGTGAAGAAGAACGCAGAGCACACTTGTTCAAAGGCTTGAGCAATCCCGCCACTGCCGGATTTGCACAAACAATGCTTGCTCAAGATATGGAAGAAAAAGATTTCCAACGTGCTTTGAACGCTGCTAGAGGAAATCAAGCGCCTGTTGCTGCTGCCCCCGCTGCGGAAAGAATGAACCCGATGATTTCTGGACAGCCAGGTTCATCCGTTATGGCAGGTGCAGAAGGCACTACACCGCCCGTAGCGCCGCCCGTTGCACCACAAGCTGCTCCGCAAGCGATGCAACAACCTGGGCAGCAAGGGTTAGGTTTGAATCCTGAAGTGCTTGCTATGTCTGCAAGTAAACGTGGTCGAGAACTTGCTAACTTTTTGCAAAAAAATGCGCCTGAGTTTGGCACAAAAGGCGAAACGTTTAGAAAGGCTGATGGCACTCTTGTTGAACGAGTCTATGGCAAACAAGGGCAAGTAATTGAACGTCCTTTGCAAGCAACGCCTTATGAAGCCACGACCACAGAAATTCGCAACGTCAATGCAGCACTAACAGGGGCAGGAATTGATCCCAATAGTCCGCAAGGTCGTGGTGCATTTAGTGCGTTATTGAACAAAATGACTAGCCATCAACCTGCAACAAATGTCAATGTAAACACCGAACGGTCTTACTTTGGCAACGTTGCAGAAGGATTGGCAAAGTCCGACGCATCAACAATTGAAGCAGCACGTTCAGCTCCTGAGAGAGTAACAAGCGCAAGGCGCGTGCTTCAGACATTGCAGCAAAACCCGATTACCGGAACAGGTGCTGATCTAAGATTGCAGATTGACAAGGCTTTGTCGACTGCTGGCCTAATTGATCCGTCAAGAACGCAAGCAACTGAGAATTTAATGTCTAGCTTGGCTGCTGGCACGTTGGATTCAATCAAAACTAGCGGTCTTGGTGCAGGACAAGGATTTACGGACAAAGATAGAGAATTCCTAGAACGTGCAAAGTCAGGAAACATACAGATCAACGCTCAAACGCTTGCTGATTTGGCAAGGCTTAACGAACGTGCAGGATTGGCATCTATTGAAAAAGGCAATCAAACAATCAAACGATTGAAGAAAGCGCCTGGCATGAGTGGATTGCAGTCTCAATTAGAGGAAATAGCTGTTCCTGAAAGTGGTGGTGCTGGAGGGCAATTAACCCGAGATCAGCAAGCATTGCAATGGGCAAATACAAATCCAACTGATCCAAGAGCTGCCGCCATCAGAAAAAGGCTCGGACAATAATGGAAAAATTTGATCCTGATGCGTATCTAGCACAGCAACCTGCATTTGATCCTGATGCTTACTTGGCATCGGTAAAGGAATCGCCTGCTGCCTGGCAAGTGGGAGTCAATGCTGTTAACAAAGGCATGGCTAACACGATTGATATGCTGCTAAATGCCCCACAAAACGTGGCAAACCTTGCGCGTGCGGGCGTAGGTACGGCTGCGATTGCTGCTGGCCGTCCTGATCTTGCGCCTGAAATTCGTCCGACTCCTGATTTGGCTCGCAGAGCGTTTACCGCCCTCGGTGGCATTCGTCCTGAGTTTGAGCCTTCCACTACAGGGCAACGAGTGCTAGACGTTGCAGGACAAGGCGTAGGAGGCGGCGTAATGTCTCCCGCTGCATCGCTAGGTGGAATGGGGCGAAATGTCGCTGTAGGCGGCGTTAGCGGTGCTACGGGGCAAGGTACAACCGAAGCTACGGGAAGCCCGTTAGCTGGAATGCTTGCGAGCATGACAACTCCAAGCGTAATGAGTGGTGCTGGCAATCGAGCGCAAGCTGCGGTTAATCAGGCAAGGCTGCGCGAAGCAGAGCAAGGACTAAGTAATCAAACATTGCGAACGGGGCAAGAAGCGGGATATATGATCCCCCCGTCTACTGTCAACCCGTCAGCAGTTAATAAAATCCTTGAAAGCATTTCGGGTAAAGCAGCGGTAGGTCAAGAAGTTAGCTTACGCAATCAGGAAATCACCAACAGATTGATGCGTCAAGAATTGGGGCTTGCTGAAGGTACGCCGATATCAGAAAAAGCATTGTCTGATTTTCGAGCTAGAGTTTCAACGCCTTATCAGGAAATTGCAGCTATATCGCCATTAGCAGGTAACACCTTAGAAAAACTAAAAGATGCGCGATTTGAAGCAAAAAATCAATGGAATTATTACAACAGAAGTGCCGACCCAAAAGCATTAAAACTTGCAAAAGAATTTGACGATAAAGCTGACATGCTAGAAACGGCTTTAGAAAAAATTGCTGCGAGATCAAATCAACCACAGCTAGTTGATGACTTGCGAGAAGCACGAAAGCAGATTGCAAAATCTTACAACATTGAAAACGCACTCAATATAGGAACGGGCAACATCTCAGCGCCAATCCTTGCGAGGCAAATGGACAAAGGTGCTCCGTTTACTGGCAATTTAGCCACTACAGGCCGATTTGCAAATGCGTTTCCATCGTCAATGCGTGAGGGTGAAAGAATTCCTACGCCTGGCGTGAGTGCGGGTAATGCTTTGGCTGCAACAATTCTTGGAACTATAGGCGGCACGCAAATGGGTGCGCCTGGCGCATTGGCAGCAGCACTTCCTTTTGCAAGCATCCCCGCTAGGGCATTGGTAACATCGCCTGCGTATCAAAAAAGAATGGCACAGCCTAATTATTCGCCGGGCATGACAAATCGCGCACTTGCTCCTCTTGGTGGCATGAGGCCCGAAGAAGAAGCATTACTAAACGCACTTGCAGCAGCTAGACAACAAGGAGCACAGCAATGAGCTATGGCTTGTGCGCTTCTCCTGATTTGATTCGACTGATATGGCTCTGATTAACACCATAACGCTCGGCAAGAATGCGATGCACTTCATTGCTTTGTCGAATTGCATCAATGTCTTGCGCGGAAAGGCGACCATTCCAATGGTCAAGCCCGTAATTGTGTCGTCGTTTGTTTGCGGTATCAGCGTTATTGTCAGCCTTAGTGCCTACTTGCAAATGCTTTGGATTTACGCAAGCAGGGGTATCGCATTTGTGCATAATTATTTTGCCAGTAGGTATTTTGCCAACAAATCTTTCATAAGAAAATCTGTGAGCACGAATACTTTTGCTGCCAATCAAAACAATGCCATATCCATAAGCGTTTTTTGTTCCAGTCCAAAGCCAACAACTGTCAGTTTTGTTGACCTTTGCATCAAACGATTCGTAAACGGTAACTCCCGAATGCTGAGACAATTCCTTATTGCGCCATGCTTCGTTGTAATGGGAGCGGCATAGATGACGCGCTACGGAAGGTTTTCCGCATTGGGAACACGGTATTACTTGGTTGACTTGGTAAGTCATTGGCATCTCCTGTCAAATCGACAGTTTATGCCTTATTCATGGGAGATGCAATTTTGAGCTACAACGGTTCAGGGACGTTCCAAATCAATACGGCAGGGCAACCTGTTGTAGCGGGTACTGTTATCAGTTCGACGGCGTTTAACTCGCTGACTTCGGACTTGGCTAACGGTCTTTCGACTGCAATCACTAAAGACGGTCAGACGACTGTTACTGCCAACATCCCACTAGCGGGTTACAAGATCACAGGTCTTGGTGCTGCAACGGTTGGAACGGATGCCGCTCGATACTCGCAGATTCAAGGCGGGACGGACAAGCTCATCACGGTGACGGGTACTGACACGCTTACCGGATCATTGACTCCTGTGCTCACGGCTTATGCTGCGGGCAATTTGTTTTCGTTTGTTGTGGTTAATACCAACACGGGTGCAGTTACGATCAACATTGACGGCGTTGGCGTTAAATCTATAACCAAAAGCGGATCAACGGCTCTTGCGGCAGGCGACATGGTTGCAACTCAAGTTGCCTTAATTGAATATGATGGAACTCGTTTTCAATTGTTGAATGTGGCAGCGGCAGCAAGCGGGGATGTTGTAGGCCCAGCATCATCTACAGCAAATGCGATTCCTACATTTTCGGGAACAACTGGAAAACTGTTGCAAGACAATACAAAAGTAAAAATTGTTAGCAACAACATAACAATGGATGGATCAACAAGCGGAACTTTAACGGTTGCCGCTCCTGCTGTTGCGGGCACTAACACGGTAACGTTTCCTGCGGCTACGGATACGCTTGTCGGTAAAGCCACTACTGATACGCTGACTAACAAGACGCTGACTAGCCCCGCGATTAGCAGTCCTACAATCAGCGGCACTCCGGTGATGAGCGCAAGCATTATCACATTAGGAACTGTTGTTGCATCTACATCAGGAACAAGCATTGATTTCACTAGCATACCTTCATGGGTAAAGCGTATTATTGTGATGTTTGACCAAGTAAGCACAAACGGCACTTCTCAATACCAGCTTCAAATAGGCACGTCAGGCGGCATTCAAATTACTGGGTATGTTGGATGTTCAGCTTTTTTAGTCGCTGGCCCTACTGCATCAAATTTTACAACTGGATGGGGGATAGCACCAGCAGTTTCAGCGGCAGATACTTATTCAGGACAAATAACTCTTGCGTTATTAAACAGCAGTACAGGGGTTTGGACTTGCAACTCAGTTCTCTACAGAACAACTCAGATTGTAATGGGTGGTGGTTCTAAAACACTTTCGGGAACACTTGACCGAGTAAAAATTACCACCGTTAATGGTACAGACGCATTTGACGCTGGCGCAATTAACATTCAGTACGAGTAAACCATGACAAACAGAATTGAAGTAAACGTGCAAACCGGCGTAGTGACTACGATTGAATACACCGCTGAAGAACAAGCTGTCCATGACGCTGCTGTCGCACAGCAAGAAGCCGATGCACTAGCACAGCAAGCACTCGCGGAACAGGCGCTTGCACAACAAGCACCCGCTGAACAAGGAACGCAACCATGACAATGACTCTTGACGGTAGTTTGGGCACTACTTTCCCCGCAAGTAGCGTTGGCAACCCTACGAGTGATTATGGAAAATAATCTCGAAGCAAAGTTTCTGACGCATGAGGCTGTCTGCGCTGAACGGTGGAAAGAGACGATTCTTCGCATCAAGCGCATAGAATCTATCGGCATCGCCTGTGCTGGCGCTATCATTCTTTTGTTGCTGCACTTGGTGACTAAGCAATGAACTGGCAAGACGTACTTAAAGCGATTATTCCGATAGTGGTGGCTGCACTAGCTTGGCTACTTGGACAAGTCTCGGAGTTCTCTACGCGACTGACTAAGATCGAAGGCTCTATGCCTGCTTTGATTACGCCATCCGGTACGCCTACGGACAGCCCATTGTCTGCTGAAGCGCGGCATAGGCTGAAAGAAGAGATTTACAAAGACATTCACGATTTGCAAGTTCGCGTTAAGTTAATGGAAGAAAGAGCGAGGATTTATGCAAAATGATCGACCCCGTTACTATTGGAGCAGCGTTTGCCGTAGCTAAGACTTCGGTCGCCTTTGTCAAAGAGGCGATCAACATGGGCAAGGAAATCCGTGATTGCTACGGTGAACTGTCCAAGTTTTTCACGGCGCAGGGTCAGATTGAGAAAGCCGCTAAGCAGGTCGAGGCGGCAAAGGCAGCACCCAAGCCTGATGATCCAAAAGAAGCAGCAGCGCAAGAATCTGTGCTGTCTCAGGCATTCACCATTGTCATGCAGCGCAAGCAAATGCGTGACTTTGAGATTGAGTTACGCAATCTTTTTGCGATGAAAGGTGAAACAGGGCCAGGCAGCCTATACGAAGAATTGTGCGCCGAGCGCAACAGGATCAGCGGTGAGCAAGACGAAGCAAACAGAGAAAGAATCCGTAAAGCCAGGCTTGAGCGAGATCGTGCTACTAGGAAACGCGAAGAGCTAGAGCAGGTACTTTCCGTGGCGGGCATTGTAATTTTTGTGTTAATTGGCGCGGTGCTGTTGTACGTTGCCATAACTTCTAGGGGCTGAAATGCTATCTCTGATCTCAAGTTCGCTTTCATTCCTGATGGGCGGGTTGCCGTCGATACTGTCGTTCTTCCAAGACCGATCCGACAAGAAACACGAGATCGCCCTGGCGCAGATGCAAATCGAACGGGAATTGGAACTAAAGAAAGCCGGTTTCGAGCTTGAGAAACAGATCGAGGAAATCAAGACCGAGCAGATCAAGGTGCAGGCGCAGAGCCGGACTGAGGAGCTAGTTGTTCAGTCTCAACAGATAGCCGTCACAGAGAAGGTGGCGCTGCTACAGCACGACACAGAGAGCGCAAGGGGTGCAAGCCAATGGGTAGTCAATGCTCGCGCTATGGTGCGTCCTGGCATCGCCTATGGCATGTTTCTGCTGCTGGTATTCGTGGATGTGTTTGGCTTCCTGTACGCCTTCAAGACTGGCGTGGCGTTTGATGTGGCGCTGAATAACCTTTGGGATGATGATTCGCAGATCATTTTCTCGTCAATTATTGCTTTCTACTTCGGCGGCCAGGCATTCAAGAAATGAAAGTCTCTCCGCTGTGCATCAAGATGATTGCACACCATGAGGGCGTGAGATACAAGCCTTACCGCTGCCCGGCTAACCTATGGACTATTGGGATTGGGCACGTCATGTATCCCGACCACGCCAAGCTGACAATGGCTGACCGGCTGAAAGTAGACTTACACCCCGACGACAATCGGGTGTGGAGCAAGGAGGAAGTTGATGCAATTCTTGCAAACGATTTGGCTCGATTTGAGCGCGGCGTTACCCAATATTGCGGCGAGCTTGCCCAAAGTAAATTTGATGCTCTCGTCAGCTTTGCTTTCAATCTTGGTTTGGGAACGCTACAGCGCAGCACCCTCCGTCAAAAGGTGCTGCGCCGGGATTATGAAGCGGCTGCGGCTGAGTTCATGAAGTTTACCAAAGCAGGAGGCAAAGTTTTGCCAGGACTCGTCAAGCGTCGAACTGATGAGCGTCTACTTTTTTCTTCATGATCCATCGGTATTGCTGCTCAGTCATTAGCCGTTGCTCAGTCTCGGGACAAGTTTTGACCTTGCACCACAGCACTTTGTCGTTGTCCTTGAACGCAAGGTCACAGACTTTGCACCGTTGATAATTTTCCATGTTGATCCTTTTGCTTTTCGTGGAATTCTACTTTCAGTTCGGATACTGCCACCAGTAGGTCATTGGTGAGGGCAGAGGCTTTCCACCATTGCTTGAGTGATGCAGCGTGGTGTATTTCTTTGCGAAGCCTATCGACTTCCAAGATGCTTTCTGAGTAGTCTTTCATATATACCTTCCGATCCACAAAAGTGCGCCGATTACGGCAATGCCAAGCCCCATCATCATCATGGCAGCACAGGCATCCTCTAACCATGCTCGTTTGTCATTGATCGGATCAA